TTTGACATGTTTCAGTATTGCATCAAGCTTTGTTTCTAAATCAAACAACTTTTTATGGATATCTTTTATTTCGGGTTGCTTGAAAAGACCCAACTCCATTTGATTTGGGTCACGTGAAATATAATTCGTCTCCTGTTTAACATGTGCTGTAATTGGCTCATTAGTTAATGGTATAAGAGGTATTTGTGTATTATATTGAACCGGTGCTGTCAATTGATTCAATACATTGTTAGCCATGTCGGATACGTTATTGTAATTCTCAATATTATGTTGCGTATTATTGGAATTTGGTAAAATATTATTATAATCAATTTTACCAACCCTTAAGCCAGTATTGGAAGTTTGTTCTACGATGTTTTTATCTACAGAAGCCCTCAATTCGGCTATAGGTCCACCAATAATACCCTTTAGCGCCTCAAGCACTAAAGGGTGATTATATGGGAGATCCCCTTCTGGTGTTAATTCGGGGATACTCATGATTATTATGCGTCTAAATCAGCGAGAAGTTTTTTAATATTCTCATCATCAGACACATTCACTTCTGTAGATGTATTCGATGTTTCAAATGGGGGTGCTGATAGACTTTCGGCTTCACGAATAATCTCAGTATTCTTCTTTTCCACAATGAGGGTTCTCTTCGCATAGAAGTGCTCATCCAGCATCTCCGAAAGCTCGTCGGCTGATTTAGTCTGAACAACTGATGTAAGGTCAAATACAGACTTATAAACAGATTCCATCTTGTCTTCAGTTAAGCCGTCAATCTTTCGTGGCATTGTAAACTTGGATGATACATAAGTGATGTAGTCACCTTGTTGTTCACACTTGATCTTCAGATTAACGCCATTTTCGGATAGATCAAAAATACGTGCACCGAAATCCTCCGCACCTTCACCGTCAATTGCATCGGAAATGATCTTGTGTAATTGTTTACCATATCGAACAATCTTCATTGTTCCATTGTTTTCGGGTGTTGTTGGATCATCCACAACAAAAACGTTTACAAGCCAACGCTCATTGCGTCTGAGCAAATTTGCCTTTTCCTTCTCTTCGGGGGAACCATTACGCAAAATCCTGTATTTTGCATCTGTAATTGGGCATTTCTGACCGAATGTTGCTGGTGAGAGGGCACTTGTATATTGACCAGTGCTAAAAGAACTCCAGTCATATGTGTAATAGTGAAAGAATGTCTTTTCGGGTTGTTCAACGTTTGGAATGATTCTGACAGTGTATGTCTTGTCCTTCTCAAACTTCATGATGTTTCTAACGTTGGATTGAACTGCGTTTTTTTGAAGAGCATTTTTGATGCTATCAAACATTTTGGTATTGAATGTACTCATAATTCGAAATCTAATATTACTCTATTTCTCAAGTATTGCAAGCTTTTCTTTTAAAATTTTTAAACCACCCAGTGCAATTTTAATGCATTTCTTTGAACTATAGAACTTTGTTCTGAAAAAAGAAATTTTAGAAATAGTGTCACCTAACATGAATTCTAACATTTCGTAGTTATGTTGGTTCATGATATTTTGAAAATCAGAAAAAGCTAGGCAGTTATATATCGAAACATTCTTCTCCTTTAAATGTATAAAAACCGTAGAGATAGCATTTGTTTTGTGTTCCATGTACTGCTCTAGAGTTAAATCATTATTTTTACAAAAATTGTAAATGAATTCCAAGCCATTAATTACAGCACTCCTTTGTAAATCAGAGTCGGGATCCAATAAAAGTTTTTTCTTTTCAAATATATTATATACCTTTACCGCTTTTTGCGTAAGAAAAAAATCCAAATCAAAATATTTTTCATCCTTATACACCTCATATGGTGCTTCAAAATAATCATTTAAATTTATATAGGGATTTCTTTTAAAGAAATTTTCCAATTTTAATAACGTGACATATTTTGGATCATTCTCTATACCTGAAAAATCAACCTTTTTCTTAAACGGTAAGTTTCTTTTTACTCTACTGTTCCTAAGATATGTATTGTAAATGTTAGGTAAATCTCTCACGAATTATCTAAGGGATTCTAAGATTTTTTTATTTTTCTTATTGTTTATGAATTTCATCACGTATTTTGATTTATATAATGACATATCGTGTTCCAAAAACAACTTAATTGCCGCCATATCATTATCGATATCCAGCAACATTTTGAAGAAATCTCTGACTTTTTTATCCTGTATGTATGTTAGAAGAATCGACGCATAATTCATTTTTTTATTATTCAATATGCTCACAAAACTACAAAATGAATTAAAGGCATGCTCCTTTTCATATCTCTCTTTTTCTGATATCATGTTATTTTAATCTCCTTTTTTTCTAATAATTTGGTAAATGCGAGAAACGATTCTGTTATCATCCCACCCGCTGTATTTTTATAACCACCACCATTGGCAATACTCTTAGCGACTTTAGACAAATCGACATTAGATGCATGGTTTTTTCTAAAACTTATTTTTTGTGTTTCTACGTTCACGACTATAGCTATTTCGTATCCAAGGTTTGTTAATTCGGCAGCAACTTCATTTACACATGTATCAGCAAATGTCGAGACTATTTTGCGAAAAACTCCCTGTATTTTTACATCACCAACGTAAAAATCGGCTTCGTTTACAATTTTTTTAACTTTTTGTTTATAGTAATCAATTATTTTAAATTGATCTTCTGTAAACGTGGTATAACCATTATTGAAATCATTTTTCAACTTCTGTATTTTATCGCCTTGGTAATTCCAATATAACATATTCAAACCAATGGAAGAATCTCTTTCCAATAAACGGTAAGACGCATAATCATCTACAATAGCAACAAAACGCCTTTGATCAGCTGTGATTTTTCTATTTTGATATTTCTCCTTCAAGTAACGATAAAGTCCCAATATCGTCGATCCGTACTCCAATATTTCAACTTTGGCGTTTTCGTACAATTCTTTGCACCTTTTAGCTTCTTGGTGATGATCGAATATTTGAACATTTTTATGATCAATGAGATCCAAAACCGGACATGTATCTAATGCAACAAAATAAACCGCATCATAATCTTCTATTTTATTTTTCAATAACCACCTAGAAACATCGTTTCTCATGTTCAAATGCGTTGTCATAGTATATGTGGGGTGATTCCACAGATACCACTCCAATAACAAAAAACACGCCGATCCATCTAGATCAGCATGAACAAAAACATGTATTTTTTTATCATTATCCATCGTCTATGATTTAGTCGAATCGCATTAATCTTCAAGTGTTTTTATTGATTTATTAAAATCCATAAGTTCTTCGGTATCATTTCGAATATCTTCTTCTTCCAGTGTCAGGGTACTATAATCAATTCGTAGAAGAGTTGATCCAAAGTTAGGCCCGAATCGGTTCTTAGCAATACCCATGTTAATATAACCGTTCTCCTTGTCTTCATCACTCTGCCATATATTAAAAACACAATCCGCCGTATTAGCCAAAGAAATACCCTCGGATATCATATCCAGACTAGGATTTTCGGTATTAAAACCTTGTCGAGTTATTTGGGATGCCGATATAATGGGCATTTTATACGTGTAAGAAATAGCTCTTAGTTGCTCTGATATGTTTTTAACTTTTTCATACATGTTTGTACTACTAGGGCTGTTCAATAAATTCAAATAATCCAGAACCAAGCAGTCAACCTTAATGCCTTTTTGTTGTAATTTTTTCAAATAAGCACCCACCTGAAAGGGGGAGATAGTGGATGGTGGAAATTCTTTGATAAGAATTTTCGACTTTTTGTTTTTTCTCTTAATATCATCTAATTGCTCTTTGAGGTTATTAACGTCACTCTTCAATTCGAACATGGGTATTTTTGTAAGTTTGGATGCGAATCGCATACCATACATTACCTCCGACATTTCCAGAGAGATAACCAGTGCCGTTTTACCCTGCATCGCAACATTAGCTGCTATGTTACCAAGAAATATTGATTTACCCACATTGGTTTCTCCAATGAAAATATAAAGAGCCTTTCCTTGTTCCAAGAAACCACCACTTATTTTATTATCTAACCATTTCCAACCAGTGGATATTTTTGTTTCATTCTTGGATAATTCGCTAATAAAATGATCTGTATTGTCTAAAAGATCCAACCCAATGGAAGATGACAGGTTTATACCAACAGCCTGTTCCATCTTAAGCAGAAGATCAGCAGCATCCAATTTACCATTATCGTGATTCTGTGCAGCAGCAAGAAGGGTGTTAAAAACAGATTTTTGTTTTAAAAAAGTCTCTGTATTTTCTATTAATTCATCTTTATTGAATACAGTGGTTTCAAATTCTTGTATTTTGAGTAAAAGATTTTTAAAAGATTCCTTTAATTTAGGGTCATCTAAATATGCCCTAATTTCGTTTATAGTGGGAACTTCATTTCGTCTAATATAAAAATCCTTAATTATATGAATTGTCGATTTCACATCTTTATCGCTAAAGATATCTTCTGACAAATAATCTATAATTGTACCAAGATATACACTATCGAAGATACAATTATATGCAATGACCCTCTCGTAGTAATCGAGATCTAATTTTGTAGTATTTTTTTCCATTTATTTTTAAAACTATCATTTGACTGTAACCAGTCTTTTGTGAACTCCCTCAATCCTGGGGAGCTATGGTCTATCAAGATGGGCCATGTGCCTATCTTCAATTTGTTTACATTACATGTGTTGCAAAAATCCATGTCATAATGATGATACATGAAGGTTTTATCAAATCTACTGTTGGATGTCAATATTTTTTCGCTCTTCAATATCATTACCACACCATCAATAATTGCAACTCTACTTGGAGATGCGCCGAAAACTGTTAATATCAGATCGTTGTTAGTGCCGCTCCAAGTATGACCAGCAAAACCTCTCATATCTTTTCTATCGGCCATCAAATGCCACAAATTCTTATCAGATATTTTTGGGTTCAAGCACCCAGCAACGCCGAGAACATCGTATTGTTTCATCCCCTCTTCTATTTGATAGCCCAAATCCATGTTTATAAATTCAACGTCATCGTGAACAAGGATCATATAATCGCATGTTTTTGCGTACTTGTCAATACATTCATTATAATATTCCGATAGACCCATTGTCGTGTTATTCAACTTTAATTTTAAATCTATTTTCGTATTTGAGTATTTGTTAATTTTTTCTATACTTTTGAAAATTTTTGTTTGACAAGGTGTCTTTGACCGTGATATGCTACATGCAATAATATTCATAAAAATATTATAACATAAAAACTAAATAATTCAATAATATGAGAAACAAAGATCAAGAAGCAATATTCGAGTCCTACAAACAACTTATTTTAAGTGAGCAGGATTTCCGAGAAGAAATCAGCGAAGTAGATCCCGATGGTGGTGATGATGTGTTTGACGATTCACTCGAAGACGATGATACTCCATCAGAACCTCTTCCTAAGAAGAATGTAGTCATCAAGGCTACAGAGGTAGGTGTAAATTTGGGATCAAAATTGTCGTTAGTTGAACAAACTAGATTTTTTCTTGAACGACACCCCACTCGGATAAAATTGAATTGTCTGTCATTTGTATCGTTTACAAATGCCGCAAATGTAGGAAT